ATATAATATCCTTAGTACTAATAGAAACCGTCTTTAATCTCGTTAAGGCCTTCGGAAGGATTTCTTCCTTCTTCGTAAGAAGAAGGAAGTCACTCACCTTGGGCTTGTACGAAACCATCGACATTATCAAACAGAAAACAAATCTCTAAACAACCTCTTATCTGATAAATATTTGATTATACTACAAAAAGCAAACGATCCGCCTACCGCGGTTTTATGAACCTCGGCAACGGCCTCATCTAACTGTGAAAAATACGCACAATTATTTAAATTCCTAGCTACATCATACAAAGACTCGCGCAACTCTTCTAAGTGATCAACATCTCTAATATGTTTACTACCTAACTTAGATATTAGCTTAAGCGGGTCGTAATACACAATTGCTCCTCTGTCATGGTGAATGATATAACGACCACAGAAGTACCCGTACTTCTTCCTAAAAAGCTTAGCCTCAAAATTCCACATAAGATTTGCACCTGCTTGAATGTCGGGTAACTCCAAACCCTTAGGAATATAGACTAAACTATCGTCTCCACAGAAGGCTGCTTTAATCACTCGGTCAATAGTAATCATTGAACTTAAACAAGCTGCAATGACGATAGTGTTACCTATAAAGGTTGACACATCACCGCTTTTCTTTTGGTACCAAAGACATGTTTTAATCCCGGCCGTGTAATCCTTCAGGGTCGTCTTCCTGTGTCCTTGCTTCCATACCTCTGCTAACCACTCGTCTATTCCCAACTTTTCCCAGACTTTGTACTCTACTGCACAATGAAACTCGTTCTGTGACTTGTCGTACTTTGAAATGTCGAGTTCCAAAACTTCCATTGCCTGGGTCGAATCGAGGTCTGAGAAAAAATCTTCAATTTGCGTGGGCGTCCTCCTCGTAAAAAACAGAAATTTTGAAGAATCTACCCTTTCGAGTAGCATCCTCGTAAGTTCTGAAAACATAGGACCGAAGATAGCATTGATCTGTTTGGAATGATAGACTATCGTCTGCAACGCAGGATATTCGTCCTGTATGCTCAAGTCTAACTTTTGCTTTGGTTGACTCTTGATCATGTGCTTGTACTCGTCCACGGCTGGTAAATCTACAAAATTGAAGTCCGCCAGCTGACCGATTGTGGATGACTCTTGTTTAGAAAGCCACCTCGAAAAACCTTGCCTTGTCATGGCCATTCC